GTCAAGATATAATCTATCTTGCCTCTGGTTAAACCTATACTCAACAAATGCTCCATTGTTTAGAACCATGTCAATAGTTTCTAACCACTGCTTAACCATGAAGTAGTTAAGCATGTCAAGAGAACCAAAAGCATACAAATCATTCAAGAAGATCTGATACTCAATACCAAATAAGTTGTTACGAATAGCGTTACTTGCTAATCCATACACTTTAGATATCCCCATTACGTGTTGAGGAATCATAATATAATTATCTGATCGTTCCCATTTAGTACTATCAGCATCTGTCATGATAGTCTCAGACTTGCCATCAAATCTGGCTTTGTCATCTGCTGTGATCTTATGTTTTAAGTACATCAACTCCATACCATCATAATGACGCTCCCTGTAATATTGGAGAGCGTCATCAATAGCATCACTTACTTGATCATCATCAACATTGACTTCAAGTACAGGAGCACCTAGTTGCCTTTTGCAGTAATCTGCTAATTGTGTTCTACTAGCTGGTTGTGCCATATGACCTCTTATGCTTGTGCTTCACCCCATCTGAGGTTGATCGTGCTGTTGAATGCACTACCTGACGTACAGTAAACGTTAATCGCCAAAACGTCAGGTCCATTCGGGAACGTACCTCGACCACCGATAGGAGTATTAGTCAACTCTTTAAGTTCGGTCAAGTCAATACCATCCCTTTGTCCTGGTGCTGCCACGAAGGAGAAGATTCGTTCGCCTGGCTGAGCATATGGAGGAACAATGAATGTATATGTTGTACTACCAGAAGTTCCTGGATACGTGTTCTGAGAGAAGACGATCCATACTTGAGTACTTCCAGAGTTTCTAATCTGCGATACAGTAGAACCACCAGGTAGTTGTCCACCAGTCGCTTGCATACCTACCTCAACTCCCTGAACGTCTGCTTTGTTGAATCGAACCCACCTAGTCCAGTAGTTCCTAGTAGTACTGTTGGTAGCAGTAATGTTAGCACCACCAGCACTCCAAACAGCACTAGATCCAGATGCAATCTGAGCGAATGATGGTTGTCCACCTTCACCAGATGTATTCAAACCACCCCATGTAATATCAGCAACGTTTGCTGGATAGTTAATTGGATTTAAAATTCCTTCAACGATAACTCCTTGAGAAGAACTACCACCCTGTGTAGTAATTTCTACACTCTTCAGTAGCAACTGCGCCCTGTTAATTAGTTCCCTCTCACCCAAGTCACCAGTCAGTGCGTTAGATACACTAGGTGATAGACGAATTAGGAAGACCGTATACGGCGTGACTGAGATCTCAATCTCAGATTCCTGATAGTTGAAGAGGTATCCTCTATCTTCATCGAAGCCACCGTCTGTTAGATATGCAGAACCCCAGTGGTTAATCTGTGGTGTTGCAGTAGTGGTGAGTAGGATAACACCCTCGTTCCTACTATAGGATCCTGCTGCTCCAGCAGTGTATGTTCTGTTTGCTCCAGCAGTATAGTTGTTTAAGTTTGCTGTTCTTGTAAGACCAACCAATCGGTTAAGACTTATATTTCTAGAAGAATAACGAATCAATTCGTTACCAACATAAACAACACCTGTTTCTGGGAATAGAGTTACATCAGTAACTGGAAGATACTCAACCATTGTATCTGATACAGCAGTTGTCAACTTAGTTCTTGGTCCTTCGTTTAGAACCTCATACCTAACAGGTAAGTTACCTGAACGCATGAACGCTTCTCTGTTTCTGTTGTTGTTCTTAAGTCTGTGTGCGAACACAAAGTTACCTGATGGACCTCTGAACATCCAGTCAATAAATCCAGCACCATACCATGTATACTGGAATCCAATCATCTGCATGGTATTGATCTGAAGTGCGTATCCTGATTTACCAGTACCATCACATCTATCAATGTTCCACTGTGATTGTGGAATAATAATATCCTTAGTCAGTGCAGCTTTTGTATTAACTGCTCCAACCGCACCCCTATAGTCAGGGTTAACTGTTAAGTTGGTATCATCTATAATAGAAGTAACAACATGACTCATTCCACGAATAACCAACCTGTCACCAGTAGTTAACTGTTCAGTGAATTTGGTATTGCTTCCTTGTATGAGGTTGTTATCTGGAGTAGCACTTACAGTACCAGCAATCTGGAATGTAGAAGATCTTAGACCAACAGATAGGTTTGTTCCATCATACTGGAAGAAGATACCATTCTGATCATCGAACGCACCAGATCGTACAGTAGAACCTTTCCACTTATACAGAGATATACTTGGTTGTTGACCGAACTCACCATTAGTAGCACCAAGTGTACCTGTAGCCAAGACAGTCAATGTAATTTCATTAATGATACTTGCAACAATGTAATGACCATCATATCCAGAAGTGGTGATACCATTAAGAGCGATCTCAGCACCAACCTGTAGACCATGATCAACGTCATCAGTAACTACAGTAATAATAGCACCAAGACCCGTACCATCAGAAGTAACTGATCTTAGGTCATATGAAGGAGCGAATAGAGCACCAGTAGTATACTGAATACCTTTACCTGACTGGTATCTAATGTACTTTTTAGATTGACGAATCGCCTGAGCACCGTGTGATGGTGAACCTGTTCCTAGTTGTACACCACCGTCAAATGGTCTGTGTGTATAGAAACAGTCTGGTCTAGTATAGAGTTCACCCTGTAAAGTTACTCCAGTATCAATAGTACCAGTTGTTCTTGTAGTATAAACAAACTTATCTAGACTTGGAACTTCTTCAATGAAGAACGGTCCTGAAGCAAGATCATGGTTGTTACCAGTAGAACTGACAGCACATAGAATTGTATTTCCTGGAACCAATCCGTGATTATTACTAAAGGTTGCACTGATTCTTGCGATAGCAGAATAGGTTATATTAGTACCATTATTAATAGCACCAGATGTAACGGAAGATAGAGATATAGCTGGATAGAAAGCAATACTCTCTCCTGATACTGGAGTACCAGAAGCAGTGATAGCAGTAACTTCTCCAGTTAGATAATCAATGTCGGTGACAGTAATAGTCATATCGTTGACACCAGCAACACCACCCAGTTCTTGACCACCTATACTGAACTGATAACCAATCTGGTATCCACTACCACCATTGGCAATTTCAGGAGCATAGTTACCACCAGAAATCTTAGGTAAGAATGTTGCGTTAAATGCTGTATTGTTAGCACCAAGTGATTGGAATGATGCATTACCAGAAGCTGCTGTACCACCAATACTGAATGCAGTGATCTCACCAGATGCACCAACACTAGTTATAGTAACAGTTAAGTCATGAGTAGCAGTTTCACCACCTAAGATTCCACCGTCAATAATGATAGTATCATTTGGTTGGTAACTAGAACCTGCGTTGGTTAGAACAGCAGAGTATGTTGGTGTTGTGGTTGTATTCTCGTTAGGAGTAAAGTTTGTTGTGGTTATTGTCTGTGTATCAGCAGTACCACCACCACCTTCTGTAGTTGTAACACTTACTGTATATGCCTGACCTGGAACCTTTGCAACTATTGATAACTTAGAAAATGTTTCGTCAGTTGGGTTAGCAGCAGCTGCATATACAAATGCAGATCCAGTTGACAGATCATTAATAAGATTGATGAGTCCATTTCTAACGACTGTTATACCTTCACCTGCACCAGCATTATAAGTAAATGTTTCGACAGTACTAGTTGTGGTATCTGTTACTTCAACTGTAAAGACATCAGAATCTTCAACAGTTCCACCAATTTCTATCCAATCTATCTGAGCAATCTTACTACCAGAACCTGTTCTAGTAACATTAAATCCTGCGTTAATACCTACACCACTTCCATTAGCACCAGATACGTTAGTGTAGTCCTGAGTAGAGAATATACCTTGACCTATTGAAGTATATGTTAATACTTCACCAGCAGCACCAACTGTATTGATAAAGATGTTTAAATCATTAGATGGTGATTGTCCACCAAGAACGTTACCGTAAATAACAATCTTTTCTCCAACGGCATATCCAGTTCCTGCATAAGGAGTTCCTTCTGCTGCTACACCACTTGTAGATATTGTTTGAATCTGACCATTACCATCAACAGCATCAATTGTAATAGTTAAGTCATTAGCTGGTGAAGCACCACCTAAGTTAGTACCTAAGATAATGATTGTTTCTGTAGCAGAATATGTACTACCAGTATTAGATACAAATACATCTGTATAAGATGCACTACCAACAGTACCATCCCTTTCAACGTTGAAGGCAGCATTGGATCCTAATCCAGTATATGTGTCTCCTTGTATGTCATAATAGAATACTGTCTGAGCAATATCTACACCGTTGTATGCACCAGAAGTTCTGGTGACATTGAATGTTGCTCCATTACCATTACCAAAGTTTACGGTAGTAGGTGATGTTGGTGTAGAGATGAAACTGTTACCAGTTCTATTTGCTGTATATGGTGCAGATAGAGATATAGTATTTGTCTCAATGTTAGTAACAAAAATAGTGTTACCTGAACCATTGTCTAACGCAGCACCGATATCAATTCCTGTTGTATCGTTCAAAACTATCTGTGAGACAGGTGCTGTGAATGAAGTTGTAATATTGATCGATGTATCAGAACCTACATAACCAGTTATCTGTGTACCAGCTGCAAGTCCTGCTGCTGAAAGAGGAGCACCAATTGGAGGAGCTGACCCAGGAGCAGAAATACCAATTCTTCCAGATCCAGCAGATGTATTACCTCTAGTAGTCATCTGACCAGAAGCACCATTAGACTCTACTGCTAGAGTAGGGTTTCCTAATGAAGCACCAGTATAGAAACCTGCTTTCCTTAACTGCACAAATCCAGATAGTAGACTAGTAGCAGGAGATGTACCTACCTTACCTTTCGCATAGAAAGTAAACTGAGATGGGTCTGGTACAGCACTAATAATGAATGAACCTTCTGCCTTAGCGAATCCCTCTACACCATCATTAACACCCTTAAGTGTAATAGGATCTCCAACAACAAAACCATGTTCTAATTCAGTATCTATTGTAATAAGAGAAGGACCTATGCCACCACTACCTTGTGAAGCATCTGTTGTAACAGCACTAACAGAAACGTCAGCACCTGGATACTCGAAGGAAGATGGATATCCACGTACTAAGTCAATTGTCTGCCATTTAGTTGGCTGAATGCCATACTCAAAGTCAGCGTCAAGCATACTGAGAGGCTCAGCAAAACGCATACGTTCGATAGCATCTGTACCGAAGTCATATGGTCTCATCTTAACTTCATCACCTTCGATGAAGATCATCATCTCATCACTAGCTGTATACGTTGAAGTATCAAACAAGAATGTAATTGTAGTTACACCGTTTGATAACGTACTAGCGAAGGGGAAGTCTGGATCAGATCCATCAGATGTTTCTACGAAAGATGCGGATATTTGATTGACACTATCAGCAAAGTTGTACATGACAACATTGGCAGTCGCATTTGTGATCAAGAGAATTTGATCAGCACCGATTTTATCAAGTACCTTTAATGTTCCAACCCCAGAAAGACCTGGAGAGAAAACATAGTCTCTTATTTGCTTCTTAGCCATTTAAAATTTCCCTCGATCTTTTTATGAAAGCGCAATTGCTAATGCAGTTATCTGAGAGTCTACAGCACTTTTCGACATTGCATCTCCTGGTGCTGTTGCTTGTCCTAGATTCGTTATTTTATTATTTAGAAGACTTAGATCAGCAGAAACTCCACTGTTGACCCCTAAAGTCCCTGCCACAATAGTGTTACCCGAAGCATCTACTGTAAACTTATTACTACCAACACCAAACGTAGTACCAGCAGCAAGAGCAGCATTGAAAGAAGCACTCTCTCCTGCGACAGCACCAAGTGCCGAAACAGAGAATGTAGGAGCACTTAGATCAGCACCACCTTTGATACCATTCTGAACTCCAAGTTCCCCTTCTACCGTAGTGTTAACACCCTTGAAAGTTGCATCTCCCACAACATCAAGAGTTCCACCAACATCAACATTTCCCTGTAGATCAGAGTCTTGTACTACAGTAAAGTTTCCATTAACAGAGAAGTCTGTTGCAATAATATTATATTTGAATCTACCATACACAGCAAAACTCAGGACATTAGCATCCTCAGCCCACACAATAATCTGTTGATCCCCTGTTGCTTTTATGTCAGTTCTTTGATAGAATGTTCGTGGATGTAATTTTGTGTTATAATTGATGTAGTTAGAGGTCTGCAAACTTGCTTGTCCGTCTTCTAGAATTCCAATTCTGAATCTAGATGGTTGAGAACTCTGGTTAGAAATGAAGATCGATAGTTCTACGTCTTCACCAGTAGGAACTGTGTAAATACTTGTATTTGTTCTTGCGTTTGTAAGCAACAACGAATTTAAGAATCCAGAACCAACTGGATTATCAAGTACCTCACCATGAACTAAGAAGGAGGTTAACTCATGATCACTATATACAACTAGACTCTGCCCATTGGCATAGTACATAGTTCTTGTTTCATAAGTTTCTCCTGCTTGAATCTCCATATCATATAGGATATAATTGGAGGGGGCAAAATTTGCCAACGCTCCGCTGGAAACTCCAACTCTAACTCGAACTGCATAAGGACTTTGGTGAGCAATTGAAATTTTTGCTTCTACCAGCTTTGCTGCTGGAGCCTCGTGTAGTACTGTCCTCGTCTTAACCTGCGGGACTATAGCTGCTAGAGCACCATAAGTAGCCATAACTTTGGGGTTTATATTACAATCGTTAGTTATTTATATGAAAATTCTTACTGGATGCAACGGATTCATTGGAAAGAAATTTGCTGATCAAATGGATGCAAAGTTCATTGGGTTTGAAATGGGCAATTGTTTTCAATTATTAGATAACCTACCTGTATGGGATCAGGTAGATGAGATCATCCACATGGGAGCAATATCTTCCACTACAGAAACTGATATTGGAAAAATTACAATTTACAATACTGAGTTTTCAATAAGACTATTTAAGAAAGCAATTGAACTAGGTATACCAGTTAAGTATGCTTCTTCTGCATCTGTCTATGGAAACTCAGCAGGTAATATGAACCCGTTGAATTACTATGCAATATCAAAAGTTCAAGTAGACTACTGGGTACAAGATAACATAGATCAATTCAAAAAGATTCAAGGATTCAGATTCTTCAATGTGTATGGAGAAGGTGAAGAACATAAAGGAAACCAACGCAGTCCTATTAGCAAATTTGTTTCTGAAGCAAAGATGACAGGTAAAATTAAAATCTTTAAACACTCTGAGAAGATGGTTAGAGACTTTGTATACGTTGGAGATGTAGTTGATCTTGTTCTTAATAATGATCAACCATCAGGAATATATGATATTGGTACAGGACATCCACATTCCTTTAGAGACATTGCTGATATTATTGCAGAGAAATATAATGCAAAGATAGAAGAGATAGATTTTCCAGAACATTTACAAGGAAAATATCAGTTCTATACATGTGCAGATATGTTATGGAATAATGGATATAATTATACCAACGTAGAAGACTATATCAATCTCCCCGAACCACCCGATAAGAGTCTTCTTCAAAGTGTTCGGTAGAAAATTCAAATAATTCTACGTCTGTGATGCCTTCCATCATATGTCTAAGACCAGGAGGTATGTAAAACTTATCTCCTGGTTTTAATATTATTGTGTCTGCATCTATAAAATCATCCCTATGTCCATAGGTCATCTTTAGTTCACCACTCTGAACATAGAATGTTTCATCTTTAATCTTGTGGTAATGGTAGGAACACTTCTTACCTGCATTAAAATACAAAAGTTTTCCACAATAGTTTGGACTATTGCAGATCCACTTCTCATATCCCCAACCTTTCTGAACTATCTTCATTCTCCTGGCCAACCACTCTTGAAGTCCTCATCTGGTCTGACCCACCACTCATAAGTTCCACCAAAGAAATCATCACATTGAATTCCTTTATCATCTACAAAGTAATCTGCATGGAATTTACCCATATGTAGAGCATCAAATTCACATCCCCAATCAGTCAACTGTTTAAAAGTTAGATCATAAAATGCTTCATGTGCTTTGATAGGATCGTTATTAAATCTACCCATACCTCTAGCAGTATAAAAAATAATGGTATTACCATTCTTCCTTAACTTATTTAACTTCTTTATGCGGTCTTGTCTAGGTACAGATTTTTCATACTGCCCTTTTGGTGTCACGGCAATAGTGCCATCAATATCAACTACGTAAATCATTTATATCATCTCCTGTAAGAACATATGTACCTTGATTTTGTACTGCAATTGCAGCGGCTTTGTTGGCATAAGGTATAGATTTCTCTATTTTACCACACTCTAGATAAAAGTAAACCAAAGCAGTTAGGAAAGTATCACCAGCTCCTGCAACATCAAAACAAGGAACCTTTTCACCAGAATACAATTTACCTTTATACTCAGCACCAGAACTTCCTTTAGTAACAATCTTATTTCTGTATATACCTTTTAACCTAGAGTCTTCCAATTCATTAATCTTAATAAAGCATCCTTTCTTAGGTAATTTAGATTTCTTACTGTCTATGAATACAGGACCATCAAATGCTTCAACCAATTCAAATATTTTTTCTACACTCAAAAATCCTTTATCATAATCAGATATGATCATAGCATCGAAAGGGGTATCTGGTAAATCCCATCCATAATCAGCAACCTCATCGTTCTCATCCATCCTCATCAATTGTTGATTAGAACGTTCATCAATAAACCTAGTCTTAATTGGTTTTAATTCATTGGTCATAAGATATGCATTAACACCAAACGACAAGAGGTTTGCTCTTACGTTACTTGCCATCCCCTCTGCTGTTACAGTACGAATGTATTCCATTACTGGTACAGGTGCTTCAGGACTTAACCTAGAACACTTACCATAGACATACTTGTCTATACAAGTCTCACCTATAATTATGACCTTGTATTGTTTTTGTTGTGGAGTATTCTCCGATCCTGTCGAAGAATTCAACTTTTTTTGCATACTCACGTCCTACTACGTCTCCGTTTTTCCAATCAGAACCTACTACTAGTATATCAGGGTTTATGGTTTTTATCAAATCTTCAAGCTCTTGTCTTGAATCAAAGGTATGAATTACATCCACAGCCTTCAAAGAACGTAATTGATATTCTCTGTCCTCCTGTGGATAAATTGGTCTACCTTCTCCTTTGTCCTCTCTAACTTTTCTATCAGTATCGATACCAACTATAAGCATAGAACCTAGAGACCTGGCATAATTCAATAATTCATAATGTCCTCTATGGAGAACATCAAAACATCCATTAACCCATATGATCATTTGTACTGTTCGTAGAGAGCTCCATGCTGTTGATTAACATGCTGATTCGCTTTGTAATGTGGTGCATCTATATCAGCACAGAAGAAACATGTAACTATATGCTTTGAATCCATAGGTGAAGAATTACCTTGATGTGAATATAGTTGATTGCAAGGAAATATTAAAAGTTTACCCTGTTCAGGAGTAACTTTATAATTCAATGCTGGAAACTCTGTTTCTCCACCCTGTCTAACATCATCTAGGTATATAATCATAGCATATAACCTAGACAATAACAAAGGATCCATTGGAGAGATATCGATATGTTCTCTCATGTGTCCTTCTTTTACTGGATAGCATCTGATTGCATGGTCATAAGAAACTAATGGTGCTCTCCAAAGAAGTTTATCTTTAGCACCCCATTTATAATACTCTTTAATAGCACGATCAGATTCAATTGCCAACTGACACCAAAAATCTAAACCAACTACGGGATATACCTGTGAACATTTTTTGTGTTGTGTATCAACTTCACCAACACCTACAGCACCTTCTTCATGGAATCTTGTGTTGTGCCAGAACCAATCCTTCCATCCTTCACAGTCTTCAGCAGGAAGGAAGTTTTTCTTTTCGAATATAAGATCTGTTAGTTTCATGGTATTTTATTAAGCTCGTGTTTTGAAAGTCTTTTTACAGAAGGTTCGATACTATCTGGGAAGAATAATATTTCATTCTTCTCAGGTAAGTACAGATAACAAATATCACTTTCTCTCATAGTCTGTAATGCATCATCTATAGTTTCTACTATAGTGTCACCAGCTAGATTAAAAGATGTATTGAATAAAATAGGCACACCTGTTAGTTCATAGAATGCCTCTATTAATTTATAGTAGTTTGGATTCTGATCTTCTGTAAGAGTCTGAATCCTACATGTATTGTCAACATGAGTTATACAAGGTATCTTCTCTGGTTTTAATACATCCACAGCATACATCATAAATGGTGATTCATGTAACTTATCCATGTCAAACCATTCATGTGCATGGTCAGCAAGTACTGTTCCAGCAAAAGGTCTCCAATGTTCTCTCTTCTTTACAGAATTAACAATGTCCTTTCCATTAGGATCACGAGGATCATATAGAATAGAACGATTACCAAGTGCTCTTGGACCATTCTCAGATTTGCCTTGAGCGATAGCAACTACATTGCCCTCACTAATTAACTCAGCAACTCTCTGGGGTGTAACCTCACATACTTGGAACTCATTATCATTTAACTGATAATTATACCTTAATGATTGTCCGAAATATACATTAGACAATGGTTTTATCTTTTTCTTTCTAGCAAGTTTGGAACATTCTCTTGCATATGTTATATACGCTGCACCCATAGCAGTACCACAATCGCTAGACATAGGTTCAACATATAGATTAATATGTTCTGGTAGTCTTTTTAATATTCTATAATTACCAACACAATTTAAAGCACATCCACCAGTAAATATAATATTATTACTTTTGCTTAATCTATGTGTATCCATAATTCTTTGATACACATACTCTTCAAAATCTTTTTGTAAAGCATATGCTAGATCTGCATTCCTTTTAAATTTATCATCTTCATCTTTAGAATATGAAATGTAATCATAAGGACGTACTTTAACCATTACATTCTTATGTTCATTAAAATCTGCTAGAGCAAATATATCCTCATTACCTCCAGCATCAGATATCATTTGTTTTATTCTATCATTAGGTTTTCCATATGAAGAAAGACCCATAGTTTTACCACATTCTAAACTATCCCATCCCAAAAATTCTGTAATACCAGAATAAACAAATCCAGTACCAATACTTCTTACCTTCTCCACAAATAGTGGTGCCTTTTCAATAGACTGATTTGAATACCCAATAACCTTTTGACTTAAACATGTTGCTGCATTTGGATCCTGATTAAAATAAAAGATACTCTCATGCTCCTTACCCCAATCATAGTCAGCACCAGCACCATCTATTACAAGTATACCTGCATCATCAAATCCTGAATTATAGAACGCACAAGAAGCATGTAGAGAATGATGATAATCCTTTGCTTCTACATACCTCTCGACCCTAATCCCTATCTTTTTAATATATTTAAAGTATGGTCCAAAATCATTCTTAGTGTTGTACAGATGTGTATAAGCACATAAGTCAATTACACCAGTATATTTGGCAACTTTATCCAGAGCATTAAACACTTCTCTGTCATATTTGACATGTGTTAATCTTTCTTCCTGTAAGGACAACACAACTTCATTGTCTCTCATGAGACAAATAGCAGCATCATGAGATCTATTAACACCAAGTATCCACATAATTAAATAGGGTTAAAATTTATATTCAATACAATACGTTCGGGTGTGCTCTCTGGATAGCGAGAGGCATGATATCTTCGACCATCAAATAAAACCAATCTACCCTTTTTAGGTTTCACAGTTTTAGCAACAGTAAAGAGACTGGGGTCATACCCATTAATGAATCTCTTGATATTAGGATCTAGAAATTCATTAAAGAAATGTGTTTCTCCATCACTATCATTAAGATAATAGATTGCTGTGTACTTCAATCCATCATCCTGATAATCAACATGCGGAACATGATGAGGTTGACGGTTCTTGTTCAATGTAAAGAGACCCAATCTTAATTGAACAAGCTCCTTGATAGTCATATTGATCTTTTCTTCCATCGAGTATAAAAGAGGAACGAAGATATCATACCACTCAGATTCCTTTCCCTCTTTTCCCCAAAGGATGTGCATAAACCCAGTAAACGAAGCATCCTCAACATCTAATTTAGAATCATTAAGTTGATTCTCTTTCCAATACCACAAAGGTGATGTTATATCACGATTGAAGTACCACGGAAACTTAGAATCCATAACGGATTGTTTCAGATGCTCCTGATATCTAGCATTGACTACATCATCAATAACTAAGATATCTTCAAAATGATTAGTCATCAGACTTGTTAGGTACCTTAACTAGTTTTTGAATTTCTGGGAGATACATATACTCTATCTCACTCGTGTCTAATGTCTCTATCGCATCATGGATTGTTTCAACCAGAGGTTCACCTCCAAGATTGAAACTAGTGTTAAAGAGTATAGGTACATCTGTAATCTTATGGAAAGCATTAATGAGTTTGTAGTAATGTTCATTTTGTTCCTCAGTCACAGTTTGTATACGACAGGTTCCATCAACATGAATTACTGATGGAATCTTTTCTTCGACACCCTCAAGACATCTAACAGCATACATCATATGAGGTGTCTCTTCTCTTCCTAATAGATCAAACCATTCATGAACATGTTCCTTTTTAATAGAACATGCAA